CCATTGAGACTCGGCTCCTGTAGATGTAACTTGTTTATTGAATCCGGGTAAAAAACCTAGTTTTTGTAACATATAACTCCACTATAAATGCTTTTTGTTATTTTGGTAGTACTATACTTCAATCTAATTAAGATATCAATTCTTCTAACGTTACTTAAAACTAGGACCTTCCATCCAAAAAGTCAGTGTTTTTCTTTCGCCTGATGTAATTTTTTCTACTTTGTGAGGCAGAAAAGACTTAAAAACTAACACATCACCTAAATCAGAAAAGTTAATTTCTGGACAATTAAATAATTTTAATTCTCCACCCGTATATTTTTTAGACAAATTAATTAATACAGTTAATTTAAAATCTTCTGCATAAGTTTTACTATCATCTATATGCCAATTATAACCAACAGAATTGTTAGGTAAGTATTTGTTTAAATGAACAACACTATAATTATTTTTTTTAGGTAAATCAAAACCAAAATATTTATTATTTGTATCATGAATTAATTCTACTGTATTTTTTAATATTTCTTTTAAATGCATATATCTTGTTATGTCAACTTTTGCTGTTTTTATAGCGTTTGGATCTGGGTTATCTACAAAACCAGAAAGTGTATGTTTATTAAATACAGTTAAAATTTGTTTAACTTCCTTAGAAGTTAAAAATTTTTTATAAAAAAAATAATCGTATTTCATTTATAATTTAACCGCATATTTAATTGGTGATAAGTCACGTTGAATGTGTTTTGTTTTATTAAAATAATCAAGTGATGTCTTTGTATATAAATTAAAACCAATAGATATTCTAAATTTATCTTTAATTTTATTAACCTTGTGAGGAATAAAAGAAGAAAATAAAGTAACAGATCCAGGGTAGTTTTTACATTTGTAATACCCAAACTGACAAGATCTAGGATAAATGTAATAATCTGTTGTAGTTTGATTATCTGTTAACATTATATTTCCACTAAGAAAAGAAAACTCATGAGCTTCATGAAAATGTTCTTTATGATATTGATCTTTTTTTAAGATACTAGGCCATCCTTGTATGTAAACTTGTTCACCTGTATTAAAATTAATTTGTTTAAAAAAACTGTTTAATATTTTTTTTATTTCTTTTTTTAATAATTTTATTTCTTGGTCTTTTAATTTAAATATATTATTTTTAATCCAATAAGTTTTATTTTTAGTTTGATCATATTGTTTTTTACTTAAAATTACTTTTTTTATTTGATCAACTAATTTAAGATTAATTTCATCGTGCCAAAAATGGTAATCAAAAACAAAAGCAAATGGATTAGTTTTATTTAAACTTACCCATCTAACGTGCTTGTCATTTTTTATAAAATTATCTTGAAATATTTCCATCTTGTGTATCAAGTATAACTGCAATTCCTCTTCTGTTTAATTCTTTTAAATCTTCGTTTTGAAGTAAAAACCATTCAGCTATTTCAAAAAAATTTTCAGTTCTTACTATTTTGTAATAACCCCTTTTAAATCTATATCGAACCGGTTTTACAAATATCTTTTGAACATGCATTAATTTATCCTCCTCATTGTTGTTACAGGTTGTTTTAAATTTGAATCATCGATGCGGTCTACAGAATTAAAAAAAGTAATTAAAGTTAATCTTTCTTCTTTATCGTCATCATGGTTAAATGGGTTAGAAGCATGATAGTTTGAACCATCAAATAAAATTAATCTGTTGTATCTTGAATTATACCGTATTGTTTCTTCAAAAGGATCGTTATTTTCTTTTCTTGCTTTTGCTATTTTTGAATACGATTTTGGATTATTATATTTAAAGTACTCTTCTTTAATATTTTGATTTTGGTTATATCCGTATATATTTTTAGGATGATATATTGATGTTCCGCAATTTAAAAATTTAGATAAATATATAATACATGTAAACTCAAACTGTGAGTCTGTGTGTATCCATCCATTATATTTTAAATTAGCTGGAACTTTTTGAAAAGATTGATGTGCAGTCCATTTTAAATTTTTGTATTCGTTTGGATACAACAAAGATAAAATTTTTAAAGATGTAAATTCAAAAAATTTATAATCTATCTCATGCATAAATTTTGTTCTTGTGCCTGGATAATTACTTTCTTTAGGTTTAAAAAAATTTAAAGAATTTGCATAGTCAACAACTTTATCAGGTTCTTGAAAAAAATTATCAACACATAAATTTGGCCAAATCATTTTACAAACTCCAAATCAAAACCAATAATTGATCTTATTTTTTTAGATTTATTAAACGGACTATAGTGATGTATACAAGAAGGCATTAGTAACATGTCTCCTTCTTTCACTTGTTCATTATATATTAAAGAAGTATCGTTAATTAAATCATTTAAAGGCATTAAATATTTTGTTGATTCATGTTCGTTTTCATCATAATTTAAATATATAAGTCCCCCTAATCCAGCGTGTCCATGATTATGAATAATATGTTCCTGATATTGTTCGTAGTGCGCAATCCATACATCTTTTAAATGTATTTTATGTTTTATACTTTTTTCTAATAAAGCTAATTCTTTTTTAAATACATCTTTAAATATATTTTTTAAATTTATTTTTTGTTTTACATTTCTAGATGTTACAAAGTTATTTTTTATAAATCTTAAATCTTTAATTTTATTTGTAAATTTATTTTTTTTAACACTCCATTTATCTATAGAGTGTTGTACAGCTTGTATTTGAAATATATTTTTAATTTGCATTATAGGTTCCTTTACCAATGTTTTTAGAGTAGTCAGGCAAACCAACGTGTGGCCTGCCGTCAAATTTAATATTTCCTTCTCTTACTACGTTATAGTGAAAAAAAGATTGAATACATTTTTCTCCTTTAAATTTATTTCTCCAATGTTCTAATTCGCATCCAGCATATACCAACATGTCGCCAGGTTTTAAATTAATTTTAATACCTTTTGTTTTGCTAGCCATAGTGATTTTTTTACCATCAGGCACACCTACATTTTTATTTGGACTTAAATATATAGGCCAGTCATCGCCACCAATATTTAAAGTTGTAGATATTTCACAAGCAATTCTATCTTTATGTCTTTTTAAAACGTTTCCATTTGTATAAATTCTCATAAAAGAATAATTTTCAACTAATTTATAACCAGTAATTTTTTCAACTGTTGGTCTAAGCTTTAACAATAAAGTTTCCATTGCCATATCTGCATAACAAACATATGTGTTAGGAACTTGAGGATCGTTCCAATAACCATAATCAATTGAATAAGGAGAGATTTGTTTTGTGTCAAACAAAGTTTTTGCACACTGTCTTTTAATCATAAAATAATTTTCAAAAAAGTTACATAATTCTTTTGAAACTGCTTTTTTTATAACAACAAATTTATTTTTTTTAAAACTCATATATTATCTGTATGGGTTTCCTAAATACCATATTACTAAAGAATGTCTAGTCCCTTTAGTAACAGGTTTTACTTTATGAAAAGTATATGAAGGAAAAACAATTAAAGAACCTTTTCCTTTTATTTCTTTAACTGTAAAAATCTTTTTTTTATTACTTGATTCTAATGTAGATAATAATAAGTCGCCACCTTCATAAGAATCTTCATGACTTAAACATAAAGACATAGAAAGTTTTCTTATTTTATTATGTTTAAAATCTTTAGTTTTGTACGGTTTAGGATGTTCATCCATATGCCAATCATAATGTTGATTTATTTTATATTCTGTAAATTGATGTGTTTCAGGATAATCTATATCAAAATTCCAACCAGATTTTATATTAGCATTTTTAATATAAGGATTAATTAAATGATCAATCCACCAATTTTCTTGATCAAAAACTACAGAAGATTGTCTTATTTTTAAATCTAATTTATGATCTCCTACAATAGCTTTCTTTTTTTCTTTACCTTTAAAGAAAGAAACTATTTCATCACAAATTCTTTCTGGAATTATTTTTTTGTAGTACCAATATTGATTTCTGTATGTCATACTTTCATTTAGAAAGTACATTCTTTATAGGACTAAATCAAGTTTTTTCTATCCAACTTGTAGTTGCTTCATCCCAATAATAATTATTATTATTGTGATTGTCATCATCCCATTCTCCATCAGGATAAGGAACATTAGGTTCCCATCTATACTTAGACATATTGTATGTCCAATTGTCTGAAGGTTTATCATCATAATAATAATCTCCTTCAGCATCGTAGGTAGCGTTTACAGCGCAGTATTTATTTTGAGGTAAAGTATAATCTAAATATTTCCAAGTTCCATTTTCAACTGCAAAATAATTATTTAAAAAAGTTAAAGACTCTTCAACAGTGTCTTTATCTACACCTGTAGTATTTATAACTTTGTTATCAACAATTACTGCAAAACTTCTTTTCATATTATTGAAACTTGTAACTTAATATTACAACTCCATTTCCTCCAGCACTATCTTCTCCAACTGTTACAGGATATGTCGCTGCAGCAATATCAGTAGTATACGTTGTGACGGTTCTAAAACCACCAG